TGCCGCGGCCGATGCCGCTCCAGCGCAGCACGGTGTCGGTGAGTTCCATGTCCTCGTACGTGGCGCCGCACGAGTAGAAGAACCGGATCGTCAACGCATTCGGCAGGTAGTCGATGCCGTAGCAGAAACCGCTGTGCGAGAACACGATGCCGCCTTCGCTGCGCGTTTCGAGATCGACCAACGCGGAGGTGACGGTCGTGCTGCCGTCCGTGATCGTGCCGAACGTGCCCTCGATCGCGAAGGCACCGGTGTGAATCGTGGTGCCAGAGTCGTAGTTGGCCGCGATCCAGACGGCGCGCGTACCGTCGCCTTTGAACTGCGGCGTCTGCAGCAGGCTTGAGTAGCTTCCCGTGGCGAGGAAGCCCGGCGGATAAATATCGAACGTGCCGGCTGCATGCCAGCCATTCGGATTCGTCGTGGCGTCGTAGAGGCCGATCACCGCGTGATCCGGTAGCAGCGTCAGGTTGTTGCGCCGCGCGATGTCGACGAAGTACACGCGCAGCGTCTTCACGTACGGCTCGAAGGAGCCTGGTCCGCTCGCCACATACGGCGGCTGGTCGCTGAGCCGGAAGCACAGTGCGATCAGCCGATCGATCGTCACGCCATGTTCGACACGCGTCTGCACGCCGGCAGAGAGCACCCAGTCCGGGAGCGTGCCGAGCACGCGCCCATTGGCGCACACGCGTTTCGAAAACAGCTTGCGATCCGTGCCGCGCACGTTGATCGTGTAGTAGTCGAGGTCGACCCATGCGCCACTCTGGATCGTGCCGAGCACCAGATACGCCGGCCAGTTCCACGAAGGAAAGCCGTCCCACGAGATGACCGGCAGCGTTGGATCGTCACCGATCCACTGGCGCACGCCGTAGGCAATCCACTGGTCGCGCTGCATCGGTGTGCAGACCGTGACGCCATTGCCGACCGAGAAGTCGAGCGACGTGCTCGGCTGCGCGAACGTCGAGTCAGAGAGGTGCGCTTCGGTGTCGATCACCGACAACAACGTTGCCGAATCGGATACCGTCGTGATCACTTCGTGCGACAGCGCGAGCACGCCGTCCTTGTTGGCGCGCTGCTGAAACGTCGCGTAACCGACCGGTGCGTTGGTCAGTGGCGCATCGTCAATCCAAGGATCGCTACCGAAATCCGCCGAGGAAACGTACGTCTTGCCGCGGTCGGCCGGGTGGTAGTACCCACGCGGCGGCAGGCAGTATTGCGTGGCCAGATGGACGGTCGAGAAGATCGCTTGCTTCGCCAGACCGCCCACCGGATCGGACTCGACGAAGTTGTCGAAGGCGATGCGATAGCCCGTCCACGCCGTTGTCGCCGGCGGCTTGAAGAAAATACCGATGCCGACCGCCTGCCCGTTCGCGGTGACCGCAAGCGACGGCGCCTCGTTGGTGCTGTAGAACGCCGGACTGATGCCGTAGAACTTTTTTGGATACCCGGCATCGGCTTGGCGCGAGATGAACACTTCGCCGAGAGAGCCGCCCGTCGTCCATCGCGCAACATCCAGACCAGGCGCAATGTTCGACTGCGCGAAGATCGAGTCCGACGTCGTGACGACCGGCGTGCCCCAGCCGGTCGATGAACTGCTTTACGATGGATAGACGACGAAACCGCGCGGCAGCCACAATGTACTTACCGTGTCGAGCGTTCGCTGCGCTTGCTGCGACGACACCAGCGTCAGGATCGGCGTGTGCCCATCGTAGGAAGCGATGAGCATCGAGCCATCAGGCAGAAACTTCTTGACCTGATAGAAACCGACGTTGGCGAACGTGCGCTGCTGCATCACGAAGGCCAGCAGTGTGCGGCCCTCGCGATTGACCAACTCCGCGTTGGCCGGCGTCACGCCTCGCGACGCGAGCCAGCCGTTATAACGCGCAGTCACTTACACTCCGTCGTCGGACGCCTGGAACGTGTACTTGATGCCAGCGGTCGAGGCGGTCGGGATGCCGGTGATGTCGGTCGGGAAACGCGTGGCCGCGACGAGGATGCCGCTCGTGCCGCTCCGCGTAGCGCTGCTCAGTACGCCCGCACCGCGCAATGTCGCCGGACCTGATGTGATCGTGAACACAGCCGGCGAGCCGGTATTGTCTACCGATTTGCTCGCCACACTGCCCGGCGTCCACGGCTGACGGCCGGACTCGGAATAGTTGACGTATTCCGTCGCGTTCGACGCGAAGTTCGCACCTGTCCAGCCTGCGGCCGGCGACACGTTGCCGCTGAAGGGCGCAATGTAGAACGCCGTCGTCTGCGCACCCCCGACCAGGTACACGCCGAGGATGTCATTCAGCGCCTGATCGACCACGAGGTTCGGCGCGATCTGCCGCGGCGCGAGCAACTCGCCGTCCGGATCACGCACTTCGCATTCGAAGATGCCGCCGATGTGAACCTTTTGCTTGGGGAAGTACAGGCCGGCGCCGGCACGTTCGAAATGAAAGTTCTCGATCGCGCGGAGGAACTCGGCGCGATGGGTTTGCAGGATAGTCATGGATTCACCAGTTTCCTTGGGGGCACTTTTTGGAAAGGACTTTTGAGGCGATGGGGCAACCGCAAGCGGTGCACCGAAGAAACGTCAGTGGCCCGCGTTCAAACTTGGCGACCGCTGGACACTTTTCGCAGATGGCCTTGCGGCGCTCGCGTTCCTCGTTGCTAGGCAGGAACGCCATTGGTATTGATTTCAACAATTGCGCTATCTCCGATCGCCGCGCCCTGCTGCTGACCACCGCTGAGCGAGGTGATGATTTGGCGCACGCCGTTGGCGTCGCGGAAGATGGTGGCGCCGCGCTCGGCGGCTGGGGCGACGCTCTGGTTTTCGCGCAGCGGCATGACGCTGCCACCCGGCATGCCCACGCAGGCCACGCCGTTCTCGGCGAGCCAGTAGGCGACGGGTTCGCTCGTTTCCAGACCCAGCATCGAGCCAGGTACGAGGCGCGCGGTGCCTTTCACGGCAGCGCTGGAGTAGACCTTCTTCGGTCTAAATAGGAATGGATCAGGGCCGCCGAGCCAGTAGGTGAAGCTGTCGTCGGAGACGTACAGGCCAGCGCCGTCGCTGCCGTCGCCGACGGCGATCAGCATCTTGCCGCGGCGAATGGCAATCTGGTTCTCGGTCGGCTCGTAGAGGCCGTAGCGCAGCGACTGACTGAAGAAGATGCCGTCTTCGTTCATCACGTAGAGCCGCGCCGCGAGGAGTGCCAGACCATCGCCGGCGGGCATTTGCTCGAGGAACTGCGTGCGCAGTGGCACGCCGTTGGTGACGCTCGACAGCGTGACCGAGGTCATGCCGACAGGAACGTCACGCTGAAAGTAGAAGACGTCGCCGTTGGCTTCGGTCGCGTAGAGGCGCACGCGGGCGACATCCGAGCCGATCGGCTGCGGGATGTGCGACAGACTGATCGCACCGACAGCGGACAGCGTGACCGTGCTCGCCAAGTCCGCGCCGGACTCTTCGCCGCGCGAATTGATGAAGGTCACCGTGACCTGATACGTACCGATCGGTAGTCCGCCGGCTGCCGCAGTGAGCGTTGGCGCGCCATCCGGCGTCTCGACACCCCACGTCTGCACGGTGAGGTCTGAATTGACGACCCAGTTTTCTTCGCTGTTCGAACAGTAGACGCGGTCGCCGATGCGCTGATAGCACGCCTCGCGATACGGCAGGTGTATGCGCACCGTGATCGGCGTGGCATCGAACGTCGTCGCGTACTGCGTGCCGCCGTCGATGAAGAGGGCGTACGGGAACGGCATGTCAGCCCACAACGAATGCCCGCGCACGGTGGAATTGATCAGCGAGTAACCGCCGCGCGTTTCGATCTTGCCGTCGTCGGCAATGTCGACGTTCACCGCCTCGCGCAGTGCGATACGAACGCCTTTGTCGGTGGTGACGAGGCTCGTCTCTTTGTGGACGTTGTCGATGCCGGCAGGCCACGGCCCGATCGGCCGCAGCGCCTTGTCGGAGACAGGCATCAGAAGTAGCAGCCGGTCGTGCTGCGCGGCGGATTGACCGCCATCAGCTTGATGTCATGCCCGCTCGGGCGTGCGCCAAAGCGCGCGGTGAAACGTTGTTCGGCGGCTGCGGCGTCGTCGTTGTTCAGTTCGTAGTCGTCTCAGCTTGACCAGGTGCTCGACCCAGTCGACGAGTCCGTCGTGCAGGAAGATCGGCAGCGGCGGACAGTCGTCGTTGTTTTTCAAGTACTCGCTGTCGAGTGGCATGCGCCACACCGACAGATAACACTTGTCGTTGAGCGAGGGCGTCGGCACCAAATTCATGTTGATCGACGCGCCGCGGTCCTGATCGCAGTAGTACCACTGCGGAATGTTCGTGCGGCCAGGCGTGTCCCAGTTCGCCACGTTCTTGTCGAGCCAGCGGATCGTCGTCGGCTCGAGCGGCTGATAGGTCGTGCCGACGCGAGCGCGGCCGACCTTGATGATGCGCGGATCGAGCACGTAGCGGCGCTGGTTCGCGTTGACCTGGAACTGACAAACCTTCGATGTCGAGTCCAGAATGCCGCGCTGACGAAGGCAGGCTTCGTCGATCGCGCGGTTGTAGTAATCGGTCAAGGTGGCATCGCTGACAAGCGGGGGCAGTTGCGTGTCGTCGAGCCGTTCGCGGGCGAGTGCGAGGAGTTCCTTGCGATTCACGTCGGTTCCTTACTTAACGAAACGCTCGGCTTCGTCGAGCCAGCTTTTGCGCGGCGGCGCATCGGTGCGCGCCTTCTCGGCGGCGATGGCCTTCTGCACCGTTTCCTTGGTGATGTCCTTGTCTTCCGAGAGATGCTTGCGCAGCGCGTTGGCAGACAGGTTGAGCAGCGCGTCCGCGCTCGGGACGACGACCACGTCATCGACGACCGGCGAGCCGTTGGCGTCGTGACCAACCGGATCGGGTGTCGCGCGCTGCAGCGGCGCGCCATTGGCAACGGCCTGCGCCTGCGGATTGTTGTAGGGCAGGAGCGTCGGATGCTTGCCGGTCTTGCCGGTCGCGTGCTGGCGCGGCGCCTTCGGCGACTTCTGCACCGGTGCAACGAATTTCGGCGCCTCGCCGAAGTAGGCGTCGAAGCCATCGATCTGCAGGAAGCGCTTAATGTGCGGCTGGAACGTCACGTCCGCGACGTGCGCGGCGTATTCGGTTTCGTCGACCGGTACGAACCAGTAAATGAGCCACGATTCGATGGTCTTGCCGTCGTCGGCGTAGACAGGCATCGGAATCGGAACGTCGGGAATTTGTCGATTCAGTTCGATGAGCATGTGGATTCCTTTCACTGAAGAAGAAGAAAATGGACGCTGATGCGCTACGCGGGTTCAGCGGCCGAGACCTCGATACGTTCAAAGCCGATGGGCAGTGAACTCAAGAGAACAGGGCCGGATTGCTCCGGCCCCGAAGGTGTTGCCGGTGCTATTACGCCTGCGCCGGACGCGTCGCCAGAGTGACGACGATGTTGCCCGTGCCGGTCGGCAGCGTGCTGAAGCGAATCAGCACAGCCGAGCCGCCATCCGGCGTCACGTTGTTGAGCGCGTAGGTGTAGGAGGCAACCGCGCTCGCGGTCGAGCGGGTCGGGCCAGACGCCATCGAAGCGATCGGCACGATCGCGTTGGCGACGGCACCATCGACTGCCAGCGTGCCAGCGCCGGCCGTGACCGTGGCATCGGAATAGACCGAGCACAGTTCCGGCACATACTGGCGCAGGCCGGACTTGTTGCGGATCCAGACGTCATCGCTGGTGGTCAGCGACGGGAAGGTGGCGAGCAGTTCGGCGACCGGGATCTTGAAGACATCGATTGCAGCCTGACCCGCCTCGAACGACTCGGGGCCGTTCGACTGGGTGTACGTACGAAATTGATAAACAGCCATCTGTGATAACTCCTGAAGGGGGTTGTGCGACGGCGAGGCGCCCGAAGACGCCCCGCCTGATGTCGCTTAGATCGAACCGAAGGTCGCGCCGGTCGGATCAGCCGCCGCCGTGTCCACCGCGATGACGCCGAAGTCCTTGCTGTTGAACGTGGACTTCTTCAGGCCCAGCATCGTGTTCGTGGAGATCACGATCTGGTTGCCGTTGTCGCGGGTTTCCTCGTACCAGTCGAAGCGCATGCCCGAACCCGGCGAACCGTAGGCCATGACGACGGCCTGGCGGCCGAGGAACAGCGCGCGAGCGCCCGTGACGTTCGCGCCCGCACCGAAGTTGTTGAACAGGACCGGAGTCTTGTGCGAGTGCAGAACCGTGCCGCCGTATTCACCTTCAGCGCCGGTGAACAGCGGGTTCTTCTGACCCTGCGAAGCCGCGGCAGCCTTCTGGATGTCGATCCACTGGCCGGTGGCGGTGTTGGTGCGCAGCGAGTAGAGCTGGTAGGTGTGCATCACCATGACGAACTTGTCTTCGCCGTTGACACGGATCGGACGCAGTTCCGGCGTGCCGGTCGAACCGCCACCCATCGTGGCCGCACGGTTGTTCACCTTCTCGATGGTTTTCAGATCCATCACGTCGGCGGCCGTGATCGTCGCGTCGCTCGTGACCGAGTTCGGGAAGATCTGGTGCAGCGAGTCCGGCGAGGTGAAGCTGTTGCCGGCGAAGCCCGTGTAGTTCTGCGCTTCGATGAACGTCTGGTTCACGCCGCGGGCGCCCGAGGCGTACATGGCGATGGCTTCATCGCCCCAACGACCCCACCACTCCGACTCGCGCTGGCGCGCGATCGCACGCAGGTCATGCAGCGTGCGCTTGCGCGTCATGCGGCCACCGGCGTTCACACCGTGACGGACTTGGTCGATCTTGACGCCGTCGGTGTAGAAGTTGAGGTTTTCTTCGGTGCCTTCCTGCACGTTGTCGCCGTAGGTCGTCGCGTTGCGCAGCTGGACCGAGAGGTCGTAATAGATGGTGTCGCCCGCGTCTTTCTCGAG